AGCCAAAAAATTTTTCTGCCTATGGACACGGCTCTATATACTATATATAAGGGGCACCCAGGCACTGCGGCAGGGGCCTAATTTCCACACAGGCACTGCGGCAGGGGCCTAATTTCCACACAGGCAAAATTCTCAAAATATAAAAATTTATTTGGTTAAAAGGCATTAAGCCTGACAGCCTAATTCGTTAATTATGGTTTAATTCGTTAAAGTTCTATAAGGCTATCAGCCTAATTCGTTAATTATGGTTTAATTCGTTAAAGTTCTATAAGCCTGATAGCCTGTTAACAACTTTTAACTAAAATAATTTTCAAGTTCCAGGCCATTTACCGGCATTAAGCCATTTTCAGGCACACAGGCTGATAGCCTTATAGAACTTTAACAAAAATTTAACACTTCCTAACCGAATATATTTTCAGGTTCCAATTATTTTATTACCTGACAGGTATAAATTATTATTTTAATTTATTAACGAAACAACCAGGAGATTTAATACAATTTGACCTGTAAAATTTTTATATGTTATTTATTTAACAGTTATATAGCCGACATTTTTTAATATTTATATCCAGGTTTCTTAACACTTTTTTAATATATAAATTTTATAGCCGATAAAATTATTATTATATTAGCATATCGAAAATAAACCGGATATATATAATAATTTATTTAACGGTTATTAATAAATACCCAATATTTATTAACCAAATAAATTTTATAGCCGATAAAATTATTATTATATTAGCTATATAAATAAAACGGAAATAATGAAAATATAACAGTAATGAAAATTAACAGAAATTATCGTTTCGTCCTGACAGTTCTGGACAACGAGAAAATTAACGCGGGAGAAATCCGTATTGACAGCTGTGCTATAACCGGCGAGAGAATGTTTGCCAGCGAATGCCATTATTATGCCGAAAAAAATATTTTGGAATGCCTGAAAGAGGCCGACAAGAGAAATGACCTGAGCGGTTATTACGGCCATACGTACTGCATTTATAAGGAAAACAAGTCGAAAAAGGAAACAACCGAATGGGAGGAGGACGGCAAGAAAATTGTCGAAACGAGAGAAATACCAGGAGAGGCAATGCTGCTCGAAATAATAACCGTGGACGAAAACGGCGTGACCATTCAATAAGGATGGCCGCCACAGCCCAGGCCGGGAAGGCTGCACAGGAGTTCGACTCTCCTACTGGGCACAATTGGCAATATTGCCAAGAGAATTAAAAAACTATAATATGAAGAATTATAACGAAATTTACGGACAGCTGTGTTCAAAGCTGATAACTGACCGGGAGAATACTGTATTTGAAATGACCCAGAGTGCGGCAAGAGAATTATTTGATGCTGTACAGAAGGATTATTACAGTTGGATAGATTTACGGGATTTGGATTATAGTGAAATATGCGGCTGGCTCGAATGGCCCGATTTGCGGGATGGAGGAATATTCGAACAAGCCATAGATGTGGCCGCAGATATGGTTCTCGGTGTGCTGGGATATAAACCACAGCATTCTAAATAACAGCCCGAGAGAATAGCCCTCGCGGGAGAACTCCTAACAGGAGGCAGCAGTTCGACTCTGCTGGAGGGCTCTATTGTATAATTAAAAACAGGAGAATTATGACAGCAATTTTTGTTCGAATTATCGTTCGGACAGACCAGGAGAATACGCGAATATATGCTGAAACGATATAACGTGTATTGCGGTTCAATGAAAGACCTAGAGCAAGCCATAAATGACTATATACCGAACGAGGATATATTAGAAGAGCTGTCAGAAGTATTGGCATGAGAGTCCTGCACGGGAGAATGGCCGAGAGAAAACGGCATCAGTGGCTCAACTGGCAGGAACAATAAATTTAACAAGAGAATAACAGGAGAATATGACAAAGAACTATTACAGGAGTGAATACTCCGACAAACAGTGGAAAGCCTTAATCGACAAGGCTACGGAACTGGGTTGCCAAATAACTTATAGCAAGTACGGCAACATAGTAACAATCGACAGCACAGACCGGGAGAGCCGAATTATAGCAACTACCGGGAGAGACGAGCAAGACAGAGCTGTATGGGCCGAGAGAATACACGGCATGATACAGGAGAGCACAAATCTCAAAGCGTGGAAAGTGCAGCCCAAGAGATACCACAAAGGCTATTGCCCAACTATTTGCAAAAGCCGGAGAGTGGCTGAGCTCGAGCGCCTCGAGAGAATAACAGGCTTTGAATGGGCAATAAAAGTAATGATGGAATAATATGGACAGCAAGAGAACTTATGTGTATAACGTGGTGCTGCGGGAGAATGACGTATGCCCACAGGGTGAGCTCCTGACAGACAAAGAGCTCGAGAGAATGAAACAGCATAATCCGAGGCGCGATTGGCCGGAAACAAAAAAGGCGAAAGTTTATGCAGATAGTTGCTATATCTGTTTTGGTGTATGATTTGGAACAGTAAAACAATATATAAATACAGGAGAATAATATGAAGAAGACAGTTTGTACGTTGAAAGAGACGACAGCGAATACGACTATAAAGCCGGATTTGCAAGCTACACTGAGGCAAATGACTATCGGCAAGAATGCCAACGCAGTTGGATGGGTCATTGTGACTATGTATATCTTTGGACCGGCTCCGAGAGAATTAACCTCACAAGAATGCCGAAAGACGAGAGAAACAAATTGTTGAAACAGTTTAACATACCGGAATAATGGAAAATAACAAATCGCAGTTCAAGAGAACAGGAGTTTTGCATGACGGAGCCGAGTGCATTGAGATACAAATAAGTCACTCAGGCGATGCGGCAAGGTATGTGAGCACAATCAAGTTCACAGTAAGGGACCCAGAGGTTACGAGAGGCCGTTGGCAAGAGAAACGGCTATGCGTATATTGTGAAGTACGGCAAGAGACTATATTTGTACAAATTTCTAAGAATATACTAACATGGCAGCAAAAGACTATAAATTTGAGTACATGCTACTCAACCGGCTTCAATGCGATTGCAATTACTATCTTGGCCACGGCGGCCGAAACGCTCAGCATTGTCTTTGGGCCCATGATGAGCAGAAACAAATCGATAAAATGCGAGAGCTTTATGACTTGTTGCCGGTTAAACCTGAGTGGCTTACAAGAGAACAAATTGATGAATATGCAGCAAGAATGGGCGTAAAATAACCAACATTATTTAACGAAAAAAGTTTTTAAAGCAGTAACCAGATTAAAATAAAAGTAGTATATTTGCATATAACTTAAAAGATATAACAAATATGGAAACAACAGTTTTTTATGTAGCAGTTGCCTATAGTGGCAGTTTCAATCCCGCAGTTGTGGAGAAGTTTGATAACAAAACAGACGCAGACAGCTATGCAGCTTTTATGTGCCGCGTAAAGCAACGCCGGTATATTGTACTCGAGCAAGTAACAGAATGGGACGGCACTCCTCAAGAGAATGCATGACCTTAGCCGCTGCGGATAGAAACGGTTTAGGAGCGACACCTACAGCGGCACTAAGTTTAATCCTTGCTTTCGCAATATTGTTGCGGAGCAACTAATAAAAATTTACAGTAATATGGTAACAATGAAATTTTCAGCAACCAAGTCAGAAACATTGTTTTTGACACCAACAATTGCAGTTGAACAAGACAACTCAGAAACAGCAATCCGATTTGCTCTTTGGCACGGCGTGTTCAGTGTAGAGGTAAGTAAGAGCTACAAAACCGTAAAAGCTAAATAACATGGCAAGAAATGAAATGTTTGTAACGGTTTATAGGCTTGAAGTTGAAGCCACTCGAGAGAATTTGGACAGTATGGAGAACTTTATAGAAGCTATTTCGGATAACGCTATCGTGTCCAACGATGAGGGCCATGTAGCTATCATAGTAGTGTCTTCGGATGCCTTAGGGACAACGAAATTGGCTAATATAGCACTCAAATTCTTTGGCAAGGAGGGATATAATATAAGTACTCTCGGACTCTTAGGGCCGTTTAAGAAACTCAATTGATATTTTTTAACATAAAACTTGGAAAAAGTTCCCAGAGCAGCTCAATAATTCAAAAAAAACATAGTATATTTGCAATATCAAAATTAAACAATAACATTTTAATAACAATTCAAAATTTACAGCATTATGACAACAAAGAAATTTTCGCAGATGACAACGAAGAAGCTGAACGCTCTTTTGGCAACAGCAAGTGACGAAGACAAAAAGGCTATCGAGGCCGTACTCGTAGCTCGTGAACAGGCTCAGGCCCCCGCTGCTCCTGCAGCTCTTGGGGCAACCGCAGAAGAGACTCCTGCCGCTCCTGCAAGTGAAGAAGAAACTCAGCTCAGCCCTGAGGAAGAAGCAGCTATCGAGGCAGCTGAAGAGAATGGCGGACTCAACCCGCTCTACAATGGCAGCAAGGCAACTCAGGAGAAAAAGCCGAAGATGACCGACGAGGAGCGTCACGCGCTGGCCGAAGAGCTGAAGAAGAACGTTAATCACCGTTGTCAGGCAGTTCCTTTCAACACCGTAGAATGGGTTGACGGCTATATCGTCGGAGTGATTGAAGAGAAGCGCAGCAATAGGGTGCTTTATGCAATCAAGACAGACGACGGACGCCGCATTATTAAGGTACACGACAGCAATCTCGTTCGCATTCTAAACGAAGTTGTTGAGCCGGAGAAGAAAGCTCGTGCTCGCAAAGCAAAAGACCCGGCAGACAAAGTTGAATGGACGCCGGAAGCAATTGCCGAAGAGGTTAACGAAGTTATCGGCAATGTAGGTAAAACGGTAGAATTTGAGAAATACCGCACTATAGACGAAAACGGCGAAGAGTACATTGAAATGGTAGTTGGCCGTATTGTGGCAATTGTGCCTGACAAACGAGCTCAGCGCTTGCTCTACCGCATTTCAGTTCCGGCTCCTATCGAAGGCAATCCGCTTGCAACGAAGACTATGCACAAGATTGTGAAAGCCGAGGGCATTAAGATTGCCGAAGAGTTCGACGAAGAAGGTGCACAGCTCAATGCCAAGTATTTGGAGCGTCGTGAGGCAGCAGCAATCCGCACTCCGTTTACTCCTCAGGACCGCGTAATTCGCTGCGAGGAGAATGTGAAGAAGGCAGAGGAGAAGCTGCAGAAAGTTCAGGAAGAGCTGGAAGCCAAAAAGAAGCAGCTCGAGGATGCAAAGAAGGAGCTGGATGAATATCTCGCCGGTCAGGCAAATGGAGAAACTGCCGAAGCTCCTGCTGAGATTACAGCCGAAGAGGAGTCACTTGCATAACACAGCCACCTGACGCCGTTTCTCCCATAGAGCCGTCTCGAAAGAGGCGGCTCTTTTTTTTGCTGCATATCTAAATATGCGGCTATTTTTGTATTATTGCGATTTATGTTAAAATATGTAAACTCATAGAAACATGCTTCTTTCGCGTTCTAGGACACTTTTAGGCTTTAGGTGTACTATAATATGGGTTAACTCAATTCGATGCGATAGAGGCCAAAAGAAGTGTATCTTATTTTTATAAAGCCTATAATATGAATTAAGGCATGGACTTTCTTGAGCTTTAAGCCACCAAGCAGTTATATAAATAGCTGTTAAATTTATGGCTAAAAAGTTGACTCATTTTCGCGCGTTCTAGGACACTTTTATTTGAGAATAATAGTAAATAAATCTATAAAAAGAAATGAGGAGAGAATGAACGAGAATAATGAAATTTCATATATTTTCGAGGCGTTTAGAGCTCTATATTTTTATATTAAAGCCGCAATAAACCAGTGAAAAATTTTTATGTTAAAGTCTGTAAAACAGTGATTTATATCAAGATTATTTTGTACTTTAGCCTATAAAAGAATAAAAGTAAAACTGTTAGAAAATGTTACACACTAGAACACATAAAAGCTGCATGGCCATTAAAAATGAGCGGCTTATGTCTGGCTATACCGGATGTATAGGCTGTAAACATGAGCTGTTATGTGATATTTGTCCATATTGGGATGACCAATCCGATACTAAAATGGCCGAGAGAATATCACAAGGCCCAATGAGAGAAATGTTGAACAAAAATAAATAATTGCAATATGGAAATAAATGAACAAGAGAATACCCAAGAGGTACAGCAAGAGAATTTGCTTGATGGCTCTCAGTCAGTTCAAGCGATGCAAGAAGGAAATGAACTGCCAACAGCTGTTCAATTAGTTCAGCCTCAAGCTGCTTTAGATGAAATAGCAGAGCTTGAGAAGAAATATCGTGAAACTATAGAACGGGAGAATAAATGAGTAATTTTGTTTTAGATTACAGCAAAAAGCAGACTTTGCAAATATCAAATGATGCTTTTTGCTTTTTGTATTATGGCGAAGAGCCATTAGACGAAGACAATTTGGAAGAAGCCAATGAGGTATCTGAAATGTTTTCCAATAATTTTTATATAGAAGATGATTGGAAAGCAGTTGATGACTCAGACCTTATAGAATGCACCTTTGTCCCGTATGTTAAAGACCAAGCCGATTATGATGAATATGAGAACCTTACTAAATATATTCAGCAGCAAATAAAATGGCTTGATGCAAATCATATTAGAATGTGGTGGTTTAATAACCAAACTGGAACGAGAGAATTACGCGGTGATTTTAAGGTTTATACCAATAAATATGGCCTTAAGTGTTTTCATACAGGCAATCAAGATGAGGATTTTGCGACAGGAAAAATGAGCTTGTATTTTTTGAAGAATTTCAAGAAGCGCATAGCTTAACAAGTGAATGAGAGAAATATAAGGCAGACTACTTTTCTGTAGTCTGCCTTTTTTACATTAAGCTTTCATCTTCTTCTATAACAAGAGAATAACCGACCCCTCGTATGGTTTCTATGACTACTCGGTTATCCATTTTAAGCATATTTCGCAACATACATATATGGACGTCTAAGCTACGTTTATTAAAGTAGTTATCATCAGTCCATACTTGTTGCATAAGTATTTTCTTAGGTAATGTTTCGTTTTTATAGGCACATAGTAAAGCAAGAACTTGGCTTTGTTTATTATTAAGCCGTGTTTTTACATTGCCTATAGTAAGAATTTTATCTACTGTATTAAACAGGTAATCGCCTATCTCATAAGATGGCTCTATATTTCTTACTCGCACACCACATCTTTTCAAAACGGCTTTTATTTTTCTTATAAGTTCTTCAATGTTATATGGCCTTATAACGTAATCATCTGTGCCTTCATCGAATGCTTCAATAACATACTCATATTGGGCCTTGTCTGATACCATTATTACTGGTATTTTATCATCTGATTTGCGCAAAAATTTTAAAGGTTTTAGCCTCATAGAGGCATCTGTTGTTTTATAATGGCTTAATATGCATAAGTCATAATTCTTTTCTCTGATTTTGATTAGTATATCATCCTCAGTTGAGGTTATTACTTGAAAGCCGTTATACACCAAATAATCTACCAGGATTTTACAGTCTTCATCTTGATAGATTAAAATTCTTGGCAATGCTAATTTAGTATTATTACTTTTCATATCATTTCTTTAATCTTGTTTTGCAAATCATTATATAAAACTTCATACCAAAATGGATTAAGCCTTAACAGGTCAAAGTATGAATATACGCCTTTTTGGTATATTAAAGAAGCATATTTAAGCTCTTTGTCCGCTCTTTTTTTAAGATGCTCATGATAGAACTTTATGGACTGGTCTACATTTACCAAGAATGGCGATTTATGCTCTATAAGAACTTTCTGCTCTGTATTTTGAGTAAAATAATATGGAATATTAGGCATTGCCCAAAAAGTTAATCCAGCACCGTATTCCTCACTTGCTTTATATAAAAAGCCAGGGCATAGACGAATTGAGTCAGGATATAAGCTTTTACATATTCTTAACCTACGTGGAATAAAAGGATTAAGTAAAGTAGTTAATCGCTTGTTTATATAAGTTGAGTATTTATCAACCATTCTTGTGTGCTCTTTAACAAGTGATGAAACTAACAGCTTAATCCTTTCATTTCCTATAGGGTCACTCAGGCGTATATATTCTTGCCTGAAAGCTTCACGCTGAATACGTATTCTGTCTTCTTTAAGCCGTTGAGACTTTTTCCTTTTAGCTTCTATGCTAGCCATTGCAGCTCTGCGCTGCCCCTCAGGTCCAAATAGTTTTACACCTTGGCAATTATTTGGACCTAAGCCTGTCCATGGCATTTTATCTCCATATCTAGCTTCAATTTCTTTGTTTTCCTGCTCTTCTTCAGATAATTCAACATGCTCTTCTTCCAAGGTAATTTTTTCAATTGCCTCAGATTGAGCCTCTTGAATATCCTCATCATCGCTTTTAATTTCATCGAGAAATTCAAAGAATTCCTTTTCGGTTAAGTCTCCATATTGCTTAATATCTTCCATGCCACTTAAATAATGACTTGATTATATCTTTTCCAGCTTGCTTGTTAAGCAATCCAAAATATACAATCGCAAGCATGAGTCTTACTATTTTGTGCAATACCCAGGCTAATAGATATATAGGGAAATAAAGTACACCTACACATCTCCATAAAAATTTAAGTACCTTTTTCATTTTTCTAATATATTTAATGGTTGTTTTATTTCTGCAAATTGTGCATTTATGTGCTGTATATTTGCCTGCTGGTTTATAACTTCTTTTATTGAGCTTTTTATTTCTTGTACACAGCTCAATGAGCTTATTATGCTAAACGGAGGGCATGCCATATAAACATCAGCCAATGCATCAACTAACTCATCTTTGCTCAGTTTCTGCAGATTACTCTTTATTATCTCCCTTATTGGGTTGTTCATTTTCTGCTTGCTTTAATTCAACATAAGTCCTATAAAAAGCTTCATCACCTATTCTTTTAATAAAAGTTCTAAGTGCAGAAGGATATTCGCTTGTATTTATAGTCCTATCGACTACTTTCGCGTAAAGAGCAGCAAGAGCTTTAGGTTTAAATACCTTTTTCTCTTGTAATCTTTCGACGGGGCCTCTTTTGAATCGAATACCTGGATGCTCATTCATAATCTTTGTACGAGTTAGGTACAAATCCTTAATCAAAGCCCAAATATGCTTTTTGAACTGAGGCATTTGAATAATATCAATAACTTTCAAATCTTCCGGCTTCATTTTTATAAGTTTTTAAGTTGTTGTTTATAATACTTTTCTTGCATATCGAAATGTCTCTTATATATATGCAAATCATGAGCAAAATGGTAATAAGTGCCTATTGGCACACCGAGCTCATCTGCGACTAATTGTTGAAGTTTTGTCCAGCAATATTGGTCATTGCAAAAACCATAAACCAAATCGTTGCTTCGCATAGTTACACACATATCAAGAGTTCCTATTTGAGGCTTAATATCAAATCCGACTGATAGCGTACAAGGTGTATCATATTTATAGTCATCTTTTTCTTTGCCATCAAATATAGTAAACCAAGCTTGACGAGTATCTTTATTCTCTTTAAGCTGTTCAATGCACTTTGCCAATTGGTGATTGCGAGTCCACTGCCATCCATAATTAGAATTGACAATGTTATCTCCACCATGCATTTTATCCCACATAGGAGCATGCTTTTTAATTTCAGCTACACTCCTATCTCCAGACATATACCAGGCATATTCGCGCTCTGCATATCGTTCACTGAATTTACGCCATTCTGTTGTTATAATGCGTTGCTGAGGATTAAGTAAATAAAAACCAACATTGTAAACAGCTTTTGTTCCGACGTTAGTATTTACTCCTTGGCCTATAATAAAAGCGTATAGGTCTTCAAAAGCCTCAGTAGCATTTTTATAAGCTATGTTCATTCTATCCAAATTTGTTTTGTTTTCCAATCCATTCTGCCATTTGATATTTTGAAAGTTTCTGCTTGTTTCCAAGTATTAAAATACCTAAGCAGCATTCCTGTTGAGTCAAATACACCGTATTGAATTTTTCCCATATCACTTAGCTATTTTATTGGTGCTGCTGTTATAAACTCTAAACAACAATTCTTCAGCTTCTTCATTCATGGCATTGCAAATACTTATTGCTTCTTCCATAGATAAGCCTGTAAGTTCTTCGTCATCATCATTTACTGCAATTTCGCCAGTTATAACTCTAACATCAAATAAGTTTGCAGAAGCAAAAGCCTTAGCAGCATCAAGAGCTTGTATACAAATATAATGTACAGCATCCCAGTATATATAAGATAATGTGCTTGTATCTTTTAATATATCGACATAAAGCTCTCTCAACTTTTCTGGCTTAAACCATCCATGCTCATCCATTCGTCTATATTCAGCAAGCCATCTGCCATATCCATTTGTGGCCTTAAATCTGTTGGCATAAATAGCCACAAATCTAAGAAATTGGTCTGTATAAATGACTTGTGGAATTTCAACTGTTTTCTTTTTCATAGAGCATCAAACTCTTTTTGCAATTTATCAATGAGCTTTTGTATTCTGGCCAAAGCTAAAAGTTTCATATCTTCGAAGTTTACAAAGCTATAATCCACATCCATATACCTAGATTGTCTACAATATGTTATTGTGGTACTAAGTTCTATCTTGTAAATAGCATTTGCTTCTTCCCATTTTTCTTTTTGTTCTATAAGGCGTTTTATGCGCTTTATTAGCTCTCCACCTTTATTCAATTTTTCTTCTGTCATGATAATTAAAAAGTTTATATATTCTCGCGCGTTCTAGAGCGCGCCTATTATTCCATTATTATTCAATCATTTATGTACTTAAAGCGCGATATTGTGCGCGAGAATAATGTGAAAATCAATCCTTAGTATGACCCAGTAGACCCGAGTGCTCCATCACCACGCTCGGATGAACGGCTGAAAAGCTCTGACTCAGAAACTTCTTCAAGGCCTTCATACGATACAGGCACAAGAATAAATTGTGCTATTTTCATACCTGGCTTAATGTGGACCTTGGCTTTGCCGACATTAACAACATGTATATGAATTTCACCTTGGTAATCTTCATCTACAATCTTGGCTCCGAGGATAACGATGCTTTCAAATGCTTCTGCTTTCGGTGTTCTACCAGCTCCAAGGCAAGCCCATTTAGAAGTTACAACTCCTGATTTATCGGCTGCCATAAGCATATATCCTTCTGGAATTTCCATCTTAATACCTGATGGTATCAAAACATCAGTTCCTGGATTTACGATAAAGCCTTTGTTATTTCCAAAGTTAGGAACGAAAAAATCAATTCCTGCTGCTTTACCAGTCCCACGAACAGGAGACTTTACATTTCTTATTTTTGCAAACTTCATAACTACACTATTTTAACAAGTTCCTTAGCTGCTGTTTCTACGGCTCTAGCAAGTCTATGTTCAGCTTCTGGACTTATAAGGCTGTAAACTCCTTCTTTTTCAAAAGCGTCAGCCATGATAGCTCCAATTTTTGAAAGCTTAGGATTAGAAGTGTTAATGCCATACTTATCCATAAGTTCTTTGTTGTACTCATACTTAATACCTCTGCCATTTTCTACAGGAACGAGCTTAGCTATTTCTGCATGAGTATTTGACTTTCTGCTCAGAACAGTGATAATAATCTCCTGATTGGTTGTCATGCACATATCTGTGCACATTTCCATTACTTCATTGAAGTTGCGCTTAAACTCTCTTGGAGTTACTGAAATTAAACTTTTCATAATGACGTCAAATTAGCAATTAAGTTCAACATATATGTTTTGTCTTTATCTCTTCTGAGCTTCATCTTATCTTTTAAGGCGAGAGCTACTAGCTGAACACCTATAAGATGATGTTTTGCATGAGACTCGTCAATTATATCCAATACTACCTCTTTGGATATAATCTCATCATAACTTTCGGTCTTGTCAACGATAGCATTTATCTTGATTCCACCAATTACAAATGAGTAACACTTGCTTTCTTCATAGTTTTCATTCTCAAGGCCAGACAGGAATTGAAGTTCTTTTAACTTTGCTTCCTGCTCTTCTTTCAGATGAAACACCTTTACATCTATATCCTGTGGATTAGACGGAACTCCGAGCATAGCCAGAGCAGTTGTACCTGTTACCATATACTCAATTCTATTTGCATTGCAAAAGTCATTGAGTTTGAATAAAGCTTCTTTTATCTTCATATCTGTTACATTAAATCGTTATCGAATAAACTTGGTTGCTCAGTGGCTTTAGGAGCAACTTTTACATCTCCAGGCTTACGCTTTAATACCCAAAGAGTATTACGTGAAGCATCCGGGAACATAGGAGCCATGATATTGGCAATGAGGTTTGAGTCATAATACTCTTTAAGAGCATCAAACATTTTCTGCTGCCAATCATTCATCAGTGGCTTATAGTCTTTAGCCGAAGCAAATGTACCGAACTTCTTTACTATGTTGAAGTGTTTCAGCAATACGCCTTCAAGCTCCCAATGGTCAAACTCTTGCACATCAACTCCACGGCCATCACCTGAGTCATAAGTATGATTACCAGCTGCTCCTACAGATGGGTCATAGTTTGGAGTTGAAAGGTAATAAGTAGCGTTATTATTGCCACAAGCCTTAAAGTTCTCCAAAAATGCATCTGCATTCTGTTTACCAACATGCTCGAGCACTTCAAAAGCGCAGACTTTGTCAGCATTAAACTTGCTGAAATCCATGTAGTTTTTAACAAGGTCAGCAACATAGAAATGAGCCCAAGGTACATTGGCATACTTCTCAGCTGCTTCTTGAATTGTTTTTTCGCGAATATCGATACCGATATATTCTTTCTGCTTAAACTTGTTTCGGTATAATACCTCAAGCAAGTTAGCAGCTCCACAGCCAAAATCAACAATGGACTCGCCAATCTTGGCTTCTTTCAAGATATGAGTCCATCGTAGATAATGCGCAAATTGGTCTCTGTGGAATACGTGGCGCTCAAAGGCCTGGTCAGGTCTGAGGTCTGTTGTGTTATACGTTTTTGCCATAATTAAAAATTGTTTATTTGTTGAAAATATCTTTATGCTCTTCCAGATAATCATTCATAGAACCCATGTAAGCTACTGCGTCAAGAAGATTATCCTCTTTGTGCGCATAAGCCTCACGTGATAACTTAAGAGCTATCATAGCTCTATACATACCAGCAGTTGTTATTTGCTGGTCTTTAGGCGACATCAAATTATAGAGAGCTGCTGCTCTTTCCATTGATGCCTGAAACGGCCCGTATTGACGCTCTTTTTCCTCTGAACGTTCATTTACAATCTTGTTTGCTTGTTCTAATATATTACTCATGCTTTGAAGCTGTTTATTATTTTATCTTTTAGCTCTGGATTATTCTCAAGCATTTCCACAAAAAGGTCTGCTGCAACGTTTATACTAAACTGCCTTATATCGTCATTTTCTTGAAAATACCTAAGAAAAACCAGTATTTCCTTAAGCATTTCATTATTCTCTTTTAACAGTTTAAGTATCTCGCCCCATTACAGCATTGATTTTAGTTCTGCTTTTAATCTTTTTGCATCAGCACCTCTAAATGTTTGTGCATTTGCCAAGAAGTATCTAACAATATCTCCTGCAGTATCATAAAGATACATAGCATTCGGGTCTGAAGTGTCAAGTGTTAACATTGCCTCTAAATAAGGCACCGCACCAAAATATACATTAAGCCATGTTGACTTTATATCTTTGGCTATTTGCTGAAAGGTTCTTTTCTTGTCCATTTTATTATCTTTATTTAGATATGCGAATATACTAATTTTCTCCGAGAATAGAAAATTTTTTTATTATAAAATGCACTCACTTAACACTTCTTAACTTGGCCAGATTTTATTACTCTTCTGGATATTCTATTTGCAGTAATTCTTTGCAAAATTGAATAACTTGCTCATAGTTATTATATGCAGTTTGAGTAATAATTCTCCGCTGAAGTATCGTTAGTTTATTATTAAAAATAAACTTATTTATGTTAAGAGAGAGAGCTTTATCATTGCATCTTCTTTTATCTCCTAACTGAATAGCTAATTGAGCATAATGAATACATTTCTTTATATCCTGCGCTCCATTTTTAGCTTTATACCTACTAATATATTTTATAATGCATCCTTGTATAAAGGAGCATCTTAAAGCAGTTATAAGCTCTATTGGTTGCATAGCCATATCTTTATAATGACTTCCGCCTATTTGTATATCTGTTGCTTTCATATCAATATACTTTACGTTTACGATTATCTGGTATATACCCATTTGCCACTCTCAGCTCATCCATAAACATAACAGAGTTGTAATGCTTAGGAAATTCTCTTATCACCTTAAAACTTGCTGTTTTGTCTTTCACAAAGCTATTATCGCCTACAGGTTCTACATATCCAAGCTTTATAAACTTATAAAGATATGCGGTTTCTGAGTTTCTACCTGGCTCTTTACCAAGCAGAATTTCTTTTGAACTTATTACTTTGCCAACATTATCGTTAACAAATTTTACCATTTCCGGAAATACCGGAGCTCGCTTTCCATTACGTCCCATATTACATAAATTTTTTATATTTGTCAATTTTTGCTTTTATGCTATCCATTAAGGCATTTTGCTTTTTATCTTTTGCTTTAAGTGCTCTGATTACATCTTCATCATGAGTGCCTTGCAATATCAAATGATTTATAACAACATGATTTTGCTGTCCTTGTCGATATAATCGAGCATTAAACTGCTGATATAATTCAAGACTCCATGTTTGCCCAAACCAAACTATTATACTGCCTCCTGCCTGAAGATTAAGTCCATGACCTGCTGATGCTGGATGCGCCAACATAACTTGTATTTTACCAGCATTCCAGTCTTCAATATCTTTATTGTTTTTAAGCTCTCTTGGCTTATATTTTTTAAGGTACTCAACAATTCTATCTCTATCAAACTGATAGGTCCATGCCACAAGTACAGATTGGCCATTTGCATCTTCGATTATTTCCTTAAGAGCTTCAAGCTTAATATCATGAATTGGAAATACATTTCTTTCTTTATCATATATAGCTCCATTGGCAAACTGAAGTAATTTATTTGAAAGGGCAGCAGCATTGACTACATTTACTTCCACAGGCTTTTCAACAAATACTGAATTGCCATTTTCGTCTTCTTGCTCAACAGTTTCAGTAGCACTTATTAAGTCAAGCACTTTATTCTTTTCAAAGTCATCATATTGCTTCTTTAGAGCTTCAGGCATTCTAAGTTTTATATAGTTATCTGTCCTAAATGGCATTTCAAGATAATCATCAGCTTTCATGCTTATGCAAATATCCTCTATTTTCTTATGTATTAGATATTCTGAGTCACTCATCAAATCGTATGAATATACAACATGACCATTTGTTTGGCCTGGCCGAAAATACCTTTCTCTATATCTGGATATTGTCTTTTCAAGGCGCTCGCCTCTATCCATAAGATATATTTGAGGCCACAAATCAATAAGCCCATTTGGAGCAGGTGTACCAGTTAGTCCTACTAGCCTTTTAAGATAAGGCCTTGCACCACGTAATGCCTTAAAACGCCCTGATTTATAAGACTTAAAACTGCTAAGCTCATCAACTACTACCATATCAAAAGGTAATTTGCCTCCGCCATACAAAGCACAAAGCCATGCAACATTATCTCTTGATATGATATAAATATCAGCTTTTGTTTCCATAACGGCTGCTATTCGCTGTTTAGCAGTACCTATAATCTTAGAAAAGCACAAATGCTTTAAGTGGTCCCATTTCTCTGCTTCTTCTTGCCAAACTGACTCAGCTACTCGCTTTGGTGCTATGACTAACACTGAGTTAATCTCAAGATAGTCAAACATCAAATAGTTTACAGCTGTCAGTGTTGATACCGTCTTACCCAAGCCGAGGTCAAGAAATACTCCACAATAAGGATGCGTAAGTATAAATTCTACCGTAGCTCTTTGGTAACCATGTAAGTCTTTTTCTGTTAGCATATTATGAAAATCTTCCATTCTTACAATGAAGCTTTGCGTGCTCAACTTGTGAGCTTAAAACTTCTAAATTATCTATTAAGTTATTTCTTGGATTACCATCTTTATGATGAACAACTTCACCTTTCTTTAATGGTCTTCCAATTACTTCTTCGGCTAATATCCTATGTGCATGAGTTCCAAATATCTTTGGATAACTATGCTCTTTGCCTGTATTATTCCTAAGATGACCTTCTCTAACAGCAAGCCTATTCCAAAAGTTATCCATTCTAGTTGGATTGAGGTCTTCATTCATCTTTGTCATTTTAGCACTTAGATGCTTTTGCACAGGCTCTACTACAAAAGAAATGTGTAATGCCTGGCTTTATCATGCTTTTATATCGTATAAACTGCTTACCGCATTTTTCACAAGTAAGCATTATTTTTTCGCCTCTTGCCATATAATGCTATCTATAAATTGTTCAACGCCTTTTATCGTATCTATCACTTCAACTCTAAAGCCTAAAGCTCTAAGTTTATTATGCATATATGCCTGTATGCGTTTAGGCTTTCGCCCAGTTGTTTTTAATTCCACAAAAACTATTTTATGGCCCGGAAATAAGCACATTCTATCTGGTAAGCCTATAAGTTGGTCACACAGCAGTTTTATGCACATACCACCATTTATTTTAACAAGCTCAACCAATTTGCGCTCTACAACTTTTTCACTGTCTACCGTCTCTTTCTTCATAAGTTAAATTTATTGAACTTACAGTTACTCCGAGTATTTGCAATGACCGGTTAAGCTTATCTTTAAGATTTTTCTTGAATTGAGCTACATCATTGCAAGCATTCTCTTCTGTTACGTGGTTTTCATCATATTTTATTGTTCTTAAAGAACCATCGGAGAATTTGCATACAGCTCTTAGTATTACATATTTCATAACCTGGCCATATAAATGTTATACTCACAATTATCCAAATCAAATTCCAGTTTGTCAACGCAAAACTTTTGGCCATTATATATAACAACCGTTTTGACAGATGGAATATGTTCTATATTTCTTGTTACAAGAAACACAGAATTACGGTAATTTCCGTATTGCGTTTTATAAAAATTTGCTATCATAATAAGCTATCTTTACGTTTATAGTATTTCTGTTTACCATATAAAGGAAAGTTCTTAGTGGATGCTATAGCTTCCCATTCAGGCAATGACCTAAGAATTTCATTAACCTCCCTGGTATTATATCTTGACATTTCTGTCTTATCTTTGCCAAGGCACTCACACCATACTTCAGCAATGCAGGCAAAGTCTTTTTGTACTGTACCGTTTTTAGACAACGGGTCTTCAAGCCAACGTCTTCTGTCGTACAGGTCCATTTTATCCCAGTCATCTGGAAATTTAGTATTAAGATATTCTTCAATAATACCTTTTCGCTCATCTGCCTCTGAGTGTTTATGTTGCTCAATCTTAGCAATTATATCTTCATCACCAACGAGGTATAAAGGCTCTTTTGCTAAATATAACTGATATGCTTCAGCCCATATTTGATTTACTTCATCTTGTATAAGGTCATCGTTTACAGATTTTGTGGCATATTCTGGTCTTACATCTATAGGCATAAATCGTCTATTTCCTGTCGGGTCACGTAAGAAATCTTTGTTGTTAGTAGTACCAAAAAATACGCATTGACGCTTATATGTTTCTACTGTTCTACCATACGCCGGCCTGAACATATCTTCTCTTTTTGATATGTAGTGCTTGATTGACTCTACTTCTGCTTTCTTAAGGCCTGAAAGCTCTGCCATTTCAATCAGCCACGCCCCTTGTATCTGCTCAAATGACTCCTTGCCCTGCACAGTCGTGAATGTATCTGAGAACCATTCCATGCCGAGCTTTTTAACGAAAGTACTTTTATATGTTCCTTGTTCTCCGACAAGTATAAGCGCTGTGTCGAACTTAATACCTGGCTCGAATATCCTCGCAACAGCCGCCACCAATGTCTTCCTAATGGCGGCTCTAGTATAAGCGTTATCTTCTGCTCCAAAATAATCAATCAATAATGTATTAACTCTCGGTATGTCATCCCACTTTTGAGCACATATATACTCTCTTATCGGATGGAACTTTTTCTTTTCAAATTCAAGCGCAAGCGCGTCGTCCACTTTTTGACTTGACACAATGCCGTAAACGCACTCAATGTAATTACGAACACCAGAATAGTCAACATCACGAAGAGGCTCCACAGTATCGACTTTACGCCATGGTAACGAACGTGTAACATATCTTTTATTATCAAAAATGTTTAGCTTAAATACATCTTTTAAGAATTGGTCATGCTGAATTATTATATTCAAGTTATTGGCAGAATTATCATATTCGCCTTTTGTATTAGCGTCAAGCTCTTCTGTCCATGAAGTATCATATTCTTCAGGAACTTCTGCTTTTGCTTCTTCCGCAAACTCGAATTTAGCTTCAGCAAACTTTTCTTCAGCAATATGCTTTTTTGTTGTAGAGTCCTTAGAGGCAAATTCTTCCATTGCCTTAAAGCTCTTTTTATCTTTGTCTTCTTTTTCTTTGCCTGTATCTAAATGGCCAAATTTATGTATGCGAACTAAGTCAAATGCATTACATAGTCTACCTCCAGCAGGGTCTGTTCCATGATGAGAATACGCAAATTTATCATCATAGACTATTAAGCCCGCAGCTGTAGAGCCATTTATATATGTATATCGTCCTTCTCCAGCTGGTGTATATACATCTGAAAGAAAAGTCTCAATAGCTTCTTGTATAGTATAAGTACGGCAGAAAACACCAATTATGCCTTTTTTATCTTCTGGGTCCTCTTGCTTTTTGATAGCTTGCATTATTACATCTGTGCTATCTGTAGCAGTTGGCCATTCACTCGTATCATGCCAATCGTTATATAGCCCAAGAATATAATCGGCTTCAAGGAAAGGTCCGTCTTGAAATTCAAAGTAGTACTCCATATCTGATGATACAGACGGCCAGAACATAAGTCTATTTACATCAAAAGTTGACTGGTCAAACAAATCAATGTTTAGGTCTCCAGCGACTTTTCGAGCAATAGCTTGATATTCTTCTTGCGATACTTCTCTATCAAGTGGAATTATCAATCTGTGTCGTGGCTTTTCAGGGCATGACTTATGAGTTGAATGAATAACCGCAGCACAATCAAATAGCATTGTAAAATCCCACCAAAAGTTCTCGTGAGAAAAGTCAATATCCAATGTAATTAACTGGCGGTAAAGTACATTTGTTTTATCACGCCTACCATTTGTAAGAAATCCGCCTACAAATCCGCCTACATCTTTTATCTTACTTTGCTCTTCTTTTGTGGCACTCATAAACCGCTTATATGTTTCAGCGGTTACTACAGGAGTAGCTAGCTTTTGAACTAAATTGCTCCAAGTAATTTTGGTATTTTTCCATACTTTACTTGAAACATTTAGTCCAACTGCTATGCTCAAATTTTCATCATATTTCAATTTATCTACTTGCATAATATGCGTAAACAATATATAAACACAGCCAAATCATATTTTTAATCTTTTAAGTAGAATGGTGTTGTATAACCATCTGCTCTTAATGGAAGGTCTGACGCCCATTCAGGAGGAGTGCCCATAATGCTTGCCATTTCTTCATAGTATGCTTGAGCATTCTCTTCTGGGACTTCGCACAAAACTTCATCATGTATATGGCACACAGGATGATAGTCATTAGCCTCAAGATTTAACATAGAATTGCCAAGTAAATCTCTTGAAATAGCCTGTACAATGTTCTCTGTTAATTTACCTCCATACGTATCAATTTCACCCCATTGCTTAGTTTCTTGCACAACTCCTTGGTAACATAATACTCGAGTTGGCATTGTAGAACGGCCTATCTTCTTATCTTTGAATTTAGGTCCATAGTAGAATAGCTTTCTGCCAGATGGCAATTGTATTGTCATAAACTCATCATTACAGTCGAAAATTATATTTCTACATGTGCATGATACTGGCCTTTGGTATCTGACAGCCTCTTTCGATGCTTCATCTATTTCTTTCCACATATCTACAATTGCAGGGTTTGCCGAGCGCCATTTACGCACCAGGCTCACCATTTCAGTATCTGATAAGCCCATACGTTCACCACCCATTCGCTTAAGTGCTCCTAATGAGCCCTCATAACCGAGTGCAAGCTCTGAAATCTTTGATTTGTCGCGAAGTACTGAGCCTTTTGTAATAGCAGATATTGGCACATTAAACATCTTTGCTCCTGTAGCTTCATAGATTTTACCGTCTCCGCGGAATACGTCCATTCGCCATTTTTCATTTGCAAGCCAAGATATAACGCGTGCCTCAATGGCTGAGAAGTCTGCAACACTAAATACTTTACCAGGCGATGCTATAAGAGCTGTTCTTACTAACTGAGACAAAATATCTGCAACATCACCATACATCATCTCAACTGACTCCCAATCACATGCTCTAATCATTTCACGTGGTACTTCTATATGTGATATATGATTTTTTGATAAGTTCTGCAATTGCAATAGCCTACCTGCCCATCGTCCAGTTCTATTTGCACCATAGAATTGAAATGTACCACGGACTCTATGGTCTTTCATGGCACAATTAAGCATAGCATAATACTTCTTAATAGACGTTTTTGAGAGCTTTTTGCGTATATTAAGCAACTCAATAACATCTGGATAATCTACAAACTCTTTCATTAAATCAGGCATTGTTTCCTTTGAAAGTGACATAACAACACATCCTGTTGTCTTTTCAATCCATTGCCTAATTTGAGCAGGCGAGTTTGGATTTTCAAGCCCTGTTAGCTGTTGAGCATGTTGCGTTAAGATAGAAGTATATGTGTTATCTACTGCGATAGCGGACTCTGCTAATTCCATATCAACCAAAATACCTCTATCATTTATATTCTGGTCAAGCGCATACATCTTGCGCTCAATATCAGGAATGATATATGCCTCTAATCTCTTAAATATCTCACGCTCTGCAAGTACGTCATACTTGTTATATTCCTTATACATTTCCCACTTTTCAGGAGCATGTTCAGGATAATTCCGAGTACGCATGCCATTAACTCGAGTTGCTTTGCATGGGCATGAGAAGTATTTAATAAGCGCTTTACCAGTATCTAGCTTTTTATCTGTAAGATTAAGAGCCTTTGATACTCCGTCCAAAGAAAGTGGTAAACCACAATACGCAGCTTTTACAGAGGTACAATACCACTGCTCTGCTGGAACATTATATCCTATACGCTTAAAGCTCAAGCGCTCAAATACTGCATTATGTGCCACTTTTACACAATCCGGGTCAAGTAGAGCTTCTTCAAACTCTTCAGGCATTTCTTCACCTTGAGCCAAATCTACTATCTTTACCGGGCTATCATCTAAAGCATATCCTATTATAAGAATTTCAAAGTCTGGTGACTCAATATACTTATAAGCTCCAGACTCTTTAATATCTACAGATGAATATGTTTCAACGTCTATAAAAAGATTTTTTGCCATTATTATTTTATTTGATATTTATGGTAGTGGGATAGACGGGAGTCGAACCCGCAAGTGAACGCCCATACCTCGCCCTGTTTTACCAGTTAAACTTACTATCCCATAAAAGATAGGTCCGGACTAATTAGCCCGGGCCTATCCCGGCGTAAACAAATGCCTCCGATATTACATCATATCGTCATCCTGAACAGCATTATCTCCACCGAAATCTTCTTCAGCTGTTGAGCCACCAGCCAACATCTCTCCATCTTCGAGCTTCTGGAGATTGTTCAATCCAGCAGCGATGCCTTTGGATGTAGCATTGAAAGCATAGAAGTTGATTGAAACGCGGCCATAACAACCTGAATAGAACTCGTCTCTGCTCATGATTGGATTGAGTGAGCGGTCCACAATGCTCGGCTGACGCATCGAGTTTGCATTGATGAAATAGTGGTCCTCAAATGCTGGGTCATCCAGACGTTCTTCATCGCCATCACGCAGAGGCAATTTGAGATTTGCTGGAATACGGCCATTCTTATCTGCGAGTTTTGCCTTACCTGCTTCCTTTGCAGCTTCTACGGCTTTCTTGATTTTGTCAATAGTAGCCGTATCGCTCTTAGGAATAAGAACGCAGATATTGTACTTAGGAGTATCGCCCTCATTCATAGCTGTGGGCTCGAACACGTTTACATAGCAAAATCTTACTTTGCCAGTTACAACCTTGGTTGAATTTACTTGATTACTCATTGTCTTTTAATTTAAGTTGTTATTATTCTTTGAAATCTAGTTGTGCTTGAGCATATCCCATTGCTGGTCTCTTGTCTTCAAGAGGTACAAGAGTAGGTTTGCCTTGTGGCTTGATAACCACATCTGAGAGTATTTCCTCAAAACGCTTTTTGCCTACTAACTTCTCAATAGAAGTAATCGGTTTAAGCTTCATATTGAAAATCTCATCTTCTGAAAGTTCAGGGCAACGTGCAAAAATTGCATTAGAAGCTTGGTCTTCGTCAACCCATTTGCGTCGACTAATTCCTTCAACTAATTTAAGCCCCGGCCATTGCTTATTCTCGTTAATCGCTTTAGTTTGTGCATATTCTGTTATTGAATTAGCCCATTCTATAAGCTTAGGCGCACGCTTAACTATATCAGCAATCTCATCATCGGTTAGCAACTCTGGGTTTGCAAATTCATGTTGTGCAATTTCGAGTTGTTGCTCATAAAGCTTACGACACTGATTACGCACAGCACAAAATCTGCACCAATCTCCAGCATTGAGTTCTCCTTTACCTTCAAAAGCAAGTTCAGCTCTTGGCCTAAGCTCCTCTTCTGCCCATTTACGGAGTTCTTCGACAGATATTTGCCAACTTGATATATTGTTAATGCGAGGCTGTATAATAGTCAATCGCACTTCTGTTATATCATACATTGTATCATATTTCTGCAAAGCCCCAAGCCCATAAAGCATAAGTTGCTTATTCCACTCAGCATATACTGGAACACCTTTTCCGTATTTTAAGTCAATGACCTCCATAAGATTATCATTGATAACAACACAGTCAGCTGTTCCAAAGCTTTCAGGCACATATTCTGTCAAATCGAGTTTTTGCTCAATTTCCATAACAGCCAACGGATTTTCAGTTTTTGCTTCAGCTAATTGTTCTGAGCAATAATCCGTATAGATAGGTACAACTTCAAGCATTTCCTCACTGAACAAGTCATTTGTCATTATCTCTTCGAGCCTTTGGTCAAAGTCTTGTTCACTAATGCTATTAAGTGTATCTTTTCTCAGGTAAAGCTCTGAGAGCTCATGAGCTAATGTACCTTCTTCTGCATATACTGAAGACTTCTTTTCTCCGTATTCATCTTCAAGCTTAGCAGATGGAGTACAATTCAGCCATCTTCCTGCTCCAGAAGCCGAGAGGAGTGCATGACTCCTCTGGCTATGTTTCTGTGGTTTAGTGCTAGTTGTTTGCTGCTTCATAGTACTTTCCATGCTTATCATATCCTACTGTTACCTCGGCTGCTTCAGACTTTGTGATAAACCTGGCCATAGCTGAAAGTAAAGCTGAGCATATTGCGTGCAATGTAGGATTTTGTTTACGGAACTTGATTGCTGCTTGTTGCAGCTTCTTTTGATTTACCATTACAGTGACTCTAAGAAGTTAAACATTTCATCATACTTGGCCGGGTCAAGCTTTGTTACGCTCGGAGTACCAAGCTCATTGAGTTTCTGCTTAATTACATCGCGGTGCTCATTCACCTTCTTTGCAAGCATTGCCCGCACATCCTCAATGCTCTTAGAGGCAGAAGAAGCAGCCGGAGCAGCAGGTGCTGAAGGAGCAGGCTTGGCAGCGCTCTGAGTCTGGGCAGGTGCTGCAGGCTGGAGAGTAGGTTTTGCGGGAGCCGGCTTTACTGGCGCTGTAGGAGCAGGTTTAGAAACTGAAGCGGCTACTTGAGCTCCACTTGGAACTCCTGCTGCAAACAATGAAGTTAAAAACTTCTGCGTATTTTCAGACAGGTTTACGCTAACCTCAACAGAAATTTTAATGGTTTCCATTTTCGTAATTTTTAATGAAGTTATCTAAATAGTTAATAAACTCGTTTACTGTCATATCTGGTACGTTTGAGAGCTTTTGGTGGATAAGCTCATTATTCTTATATATAGATACGTACACGCCTTTATAATTCAGTTTTACTTTATATTCGCCTTTCAGCATTGTTAGGCATCCATCTTCGGATGAACCTTTCCAAGTATTTGCTGAAAACAAATCAGTTACTAACACGCCAATATGATTGGCCAATCGCTCTAACTGTATAACATCCAAATTGGCTTCACCTTTTAACACGCGGTCAAATGCCTGTTTTGGATATTTAACAGTAGGAAATAACACCTTCGCTAAATCTTCCGTATTTAGCTTGTAGTGCTCAATTACATTACCTATATTAAATTGTTGTTCCATATTTTGGTGAATTTTATTATCTTATTTTCGATATGCAAATATACAAACTATTCTCGAAAGAAAAAAAATTTTTCCATTATTTTTTGAGAATTTATTTGTTAAAAATAATTAAACAGCAATTTTAGTGTGGCTTTGAAATTGTTGTAAACAAAGAAACAATAAAAACAATGCCTCTATATATTTCAAACTTAATTTCTTAATTTCCGATTAACATTAAGGTTAATAAGAAATATCAGCTTTTAATACGAAAAGATTTAATGAAATTATTGTTTCTTTGTTTACAGCATATATAAGTAATTGATTTTGAGCACTTTAGGCGTAAACAATGACTTGTTTATATTGTTTCTATTGTTTACCGCTTATGCTTATATAATCCACACTAACTATAGAGGTGGCTGGATTTTGGCTTACGACATCTACTTGCCTACTTTTTATTTTATTGGTTTTCCATAAAAATCCCAAAAAGCGCTTATACTTCACTGTTTCTACTATTTTAAGCGACTCTCTATTAGATATTTGCAACTCAACAGTATCTCTTTTTAGGTCAACACATCCTGCCACATCAGTCCATTTTGATTTGTAATTAAAGCATTTAAGTGTATCAACTGTATTCGTCGTAGTATCAATTCTTATGGAGTCACTCAGCTTTGCAGAAAGTAAGTTTATCGTTTCTGTCTGAGATGATATAACTCTTTGTAAGTCCGATTTGCTTACTTTAAGCTGCTCGATTAGTTTCAAATCCTGCTTTCTGTATTTCTTATATTCAGAAAGTGAAAGCTGAAGCTCTGTTACTTTAGCAGCATTAAGGCTATCAGATACTTTATAGAGTTGGCTTTGTGCCATTATAGACTCTTTTTCTGAAAGCAATACTTCCTGATTGCTTTTAAGCATATTGTTTTCTTCTTTTAGGTTTTTAATCCTAATTCCTGCTATTACTATAAGTATAATAGCAACAGCAATTATTCCTATTTTTATGATTATCTTTTTCATGCTCAATTTATTCTCGCGTATTCTCGCATAGTTTTAATTTCTTGTTTATAAATTACATTATCTTTAATATAAAAACCATTCTCGTAATAATTTCTTATACGCGAGAATGGTTTTTATGTGCTTCAGAGGTCTTTATACTCGTACTTAGCATCAAAGCTGGGACATGCCTTAGCTGCAAATTCTCTGTGTCCATGAATGGTAGCATTTGGGTATTTTGCCTTTAAGCTTTTCAGCAATTCGAGTAAAGATTGCTTTTGAGCCTCAGTGCGCGTATCTTTAGGAGTTTTACCGTCTTTAGCAACGCCTCCTACATAGCATACTCCTATAGAGTTTGCATTTTGACCTGAGCAGTGGGCTCCAACTACACTTTCATCTCTGCCTTTATGAACAGAGCCATCGAGCTCAACCACATAATGATAACCAATATCTTTCCAATGATTACCATTCACATGCCAATCTCGTATGGTCTCAGTTTTAACATCTCGTCCTTCAGGAGTAGCAGAGCAATGGACTATGATTTTATTTATCTTTCTCATTTAATGCTAGCAATTGGCTTATTTTGTCTAATATCTCATGACCTTGTTCGGCAGTGGTAGCTCGCACAATCTGCTTAACTATATCAGGTACTTCTGCAGCATGAGCTTTTTTACGTTTGCTATTTTCAACCACAGATTTACCCTCAATATATATAACTGCAACAGTACATAGAATTGTGATAAATGGAATTATATAGAATGATAATAAGCTTCCAAGTATATCAAACATAAGAGCAAAAAGCATTAGCCTTACATAATCGCCGATTTTTGTAATTGTTCTACGAAATCCATGCGACATCAATGCTTGGCCAAGTGCTTTTGCTGTTGTTATTCCACTCCAAAAGTCTACGATACTGCTTAGTATCATGAAAATCCAGCAGATTAAAATAATGACAACTCTAATAGCTATGAAAAACATTAGTCCGTCAAAGTTCTTTGCTTCAATCAGTTCTAACATACTATACAAATTTTTCCCAGTCCAACTTGATTGCTTTTCCGATTGCGTCAGCAGTCCATCTGCAGAAAATCATGCCATCATACCCATCTGGGTCATTGGCTACTTTATGAGCATACCTTAAGCATGCAGCCTCATCTTTCAGAGGGTCTGGATAGAAATCTGCATAAGCCATGTTAGCTACATAGGTAACATCACCTGTTGTCACTTTGTCAGGAATGCTCAATCCTAAGCTTTCCATAGACTTTTTGACTTGGCTTGCAGTCCATGTGTGCTGTTGGCCATTTGCATTTTCCATCATTTTACTTACATGCTCTGCAAGCGCATCTGTAAAATGGTAGCCATGCTTTTTAACATACTCTGAATATCCTTTTGCAGACATAAGATGTTTTAATTCCATACCTTGTTATTTTAAATTATATGTATTGAACTCTTTCTTTCGCTCTATACGGATTTTTACAAGAACAATATGCTTATCCAACACTCACGGTCTTACCTACAGCAGCAGTGAAGGTATTCAAAGCTTTACAGAAAGCAGCTGATTCATCTTCAGTCAGGATGCTATTAAAATAAGCAAAAGTTGTCATCACCCATTCTGATTGATTGCTACTAGTCTGCGGAGTTAAATTAGTAAGATTATTATTAGTAATATAGCCTGTAATATTATTGGATGCAGCATTTGCAATCTGAACGCCATTTCTGTAACATGTTCTATTGTATCTTAAAACATCAGTTACTTCTGGTGGCACATTAGATAAGCCATAGGCAAATGTAAAATTATGTAAAACATTTGACCTATCTATTGAAGGACTGAAAGTTCTATTAAGTATTACTTGACTTTCATCCTTTGCACATATGGCGAATTTAAAATTAGTAGGACTAAGGCTATCTGTAGCAAATCTTAATTGCACATAGGCAAGAGTTTCTTGCTTATTTGAAAAATAAGCAAGCGCATTGACGACAGATACATTACCTGATGGAACTTTAGTTATCATAGAGCCACCAAACATTACGCCAAAATCAGTTGCAGCAAGGTCGCCGAGTTTTATGCCATTGGTTGATAATAACTTTTTATAGCCACGTAATTTTCCGTCAACAAAATCCAAATTCTTATTATTTGGAGTGACATCATCATAAACATACTCTTTAGAACCAATAAGTGGCACATTGGGATTACCAATGTACGGATAGAAAGTGCCTATCTTATCAATGACATCGGCCTCAATAAGGCTGTTAATAAATGCAGTTACTGCATTAATCTCAGTTTGAGTAAGGGTAACACCTTTCTCGGCAAGTTTATTAACATAAATACCTGTATAATAAGGTAAAATACCTTGTTCTGTAATTACTGGAAGTTCAGGATTTACAATTTCCGCTTTTATTTTAATTAAAGTTCCCATGTTTTTAAACGTTTAAATTATTATTTTGAAAAATATCTAATACTGCCATCAGCACCAACAGTAAGGAATGATTGCTCTGCATCAGTATATGCATCAACTATATTATATATTGCGTGAGTGTCCATCATATCAACACCTATCTGCATCAGGTTGCCGTGAGTGCTCCATCCTTCAGTTGGTGTAACAATGTCTATCCCTTTATTGATTGCATATTCAAGCACTTCATAGAACGCACCAATCTGTGTACCTGGAGCGGGATGCCAATCTTTCCAACGTGAAACCCCAAGTCTTGCAGGAGGATTTACCCAATAGTTATTTTCATCCATTGTAGTAATCTCAGAAGCATTAAGAGGTATCTCCCATTCAGAAGAGTAGTTGTTGTCTTTCTTTAAGCCATAATCAACTCCAGTGTTATACCTATTTTGCAAAGAGTTATTGTTCGCATGAGACATCCATACCAACCACGAATGCTTTGAATAACATTCATCAACAAGGCTCTTCATCTTTGCAAGATAGGAGGGAACCTCTGCATTGTTTTCAGATGAATGTATTATGCTGTACCTAGCAACAGCAGCAGGAATAGGCGGAACATTTGTCATATCCAAAGTGGTTCTTACACCATACTCAGCATACTTCCTTGATGCACCTATTGTAAATGGTGAAGTAGAGCTACCATTATATACGATACAGCTCTTGTAAGGTAGCCCAAGTTCCTTTGCCCTCTTAAACCATTCTCCCCAACTATAGTCAAAGTCAAAATCACGATTTATATGGTAATTGTTTGTGCCATAATCACGATAATACTGCATAGCATATTTCTTAGTAGGAACTCTTTCCACCCAAGCAGTTTTTGTTGAATTAACCTCATACCATTTACCTGTACTTTTATCAAGTACAATGGTATTATAAAAATTCAATGGAGAAACATAAGACCCTTCAGCAAGTATTTGGCCAGCAAGTGCTGAATTTATAGAATCAACACCATAAGTATTAACAGGTAACTGTGCTGACATACTGTGATTAAGTATGTCCCAGCCTATCTTATTACTAAGTAGCTTTAAAAGATTACCATTTTCATTCAACTGACTATAATCATCATTGGGTTGCAAATAGGATGTAAGTCCCATTCTGTGACCTTCACAAGCAAGTCCGGCTTTAGCGCTAATCTCATATTTATCATTGAGTGATAATATAATAGGCAGCAAGACAGAAAAATATCCTCCAGTATTATCAGGAACAGATTTTCCCATTGAACTCGGTATTTGCCCATCAACAGTATCATCATCTACAATAGACATTATAGGCTTTAACTTATTTTCGATATTAACTCCTTTAATATCTATAACTTTAGTGCTGTTAACTGATGTAAGCAAATTTATTATTCTTTGGTCATTTGATATTTCCACATTATTAAGCCCAGAAGCAATAACAGGTAAAGCGTTAATCAGAGCAGTAATGTTAATATCAACTTCAGTATCAAGATTATCTATCTTAGCTTTAAACAGATGAACAGTACCGTCTTTCTTTACACCTCCAATAACAACTTTATTTTTTGAAACTAATAGCCTGACATATTCTCCTGTCTTTGCTTCGGTAGTCTTCTCTCCTGCAAAACCTCCGCCTCCATAGAAGTCAACTTCTGCCTTATCGTTAATTGAAGCAATGATTTTCTTATATTTGTCAGTTAGCAGATTGGCGATACCTTCAATATCAACATCCTCAAAATGTACAGTATGTTTATCCCTATCATTTTCGACAAGTCTGTTGATACTACCGTCTTTGTTTATCTTAACAATAATAGCCTTGTTCTTATCAGTGATATATCCAGCTACATTTTTATCTTCTATATCAATGCTTTCTTCCCTGAGATAATTCTGCTGATTATCTAACACTTCTTGAATGACAGTTTGCAAAGCACCTTCTGCCAACTCAGCTCTGTCTTTTTCAGCAACAATTCTATTTCTAAGTTCCGTGATGGCATTGTCAGCTTGAGTATCTCTACTGTTCTTTACAGTCCACTCAACAGCACCATTCTTCATTAGTCTTGCTACGATAGTACCTTTTTTATCAGTGATATATCCAGCTACATTTTCTTCTGAGTATGAGGTTTCTTTCTCTTCAAGGAAATTACCTACATTCTGCCACTTGGTTACATCGGTTGTGAACTCATTAGCTATACATCTGAATTGTTCATACTTATTGTCAGAACTCTGTATAAACCGAATACTCATACCTCCATATCGAAATGACGTAGGAATTAAAGTACTTAAATTAGAGCTACTTAATAAAGCTTGAAGAGATTCAAAAACTGCGCCATCATTATTAGCTGACACATCATAAATTATTCCACTTTCAAACTCGACCATTGGCTTAATAGCATTTTTTGTCCATGTGCCATTATTCCATTGAAGTATAGCGGTTTCTCCTTTTGACACTTCTAAACTACCAAAGTTTGAATATCTTCCAGTAGTAGCTATATAAAAAACTGGTCCATCTGGTGTACCAGGATTAGTAGTAGGAGTAGCTATGCCAGCGAATGTAGCATTCTCGCCTACATTTGTGATAATATTGTTCAGGGCATTTTGCAGTAGCTGCCCTGTTATTTCTTGATTGTCATTTGTTTTAATCACACTGGCGATTGCTTCTTTTAATATAGTCCAATTTGCCATATATTATGAGTTTTTATAATCATTATTAAAATCATTGTTGAAGTCTCCACTTGCAAGCTCTGGAGTATATCCACCTATGTTGGCTATAACAGTATCTGTCTCAAACTCACACTCAACTGCGGCTAAATCTCCTTGGTCTTCCCATTCAGGCTCCATGCTAAATGTAGTTAAATCATAGGTTTGCAATTTACTCGTGATTTGTTTGTTTTCACATAGCCTTACAATCCTAAGAGCATCACATAGATATTCAGGAGCTATAAATGTGAACTTATAAATCTTTTTACTTACTTGGCTCTCAATAAAAGTATAGCCCATTCGCTCAGTGGCTTCTTCTTCAAAATCATATTCAGGCTTACCAATCTGTGTATTCAAATAGCACCTAAATTTGAAATTATCAGAAAAGTCTACTATGCCATTTTTAAGTTCAAAGTTATATGAATTGTAATACTCAAGAAGTAAATAGTCGTCTACTTTATTAGTTACAGTGAATATATCAGAATATACAGTTCCTAAACCTGATATTGAAATAGCTAAATAATACAAGCCTTCATGCTTTATTTCAATTATAGGAAGAGTACCAGGATATTTAAGAAGCCTAAAGTTAGTATATGACTTAATAACTAAGCCATTTTCTTTCATACTCGTTGTTATAGTAGTATATGCCCCCGTATTGAAATTATACAATCTCACCCAATTTATAGCTGTTCCACTGGCAAGAACTACTTGAAAAGGCAATAGCATATTCTTATAGGTTATTAGCGGATAAACCTGGCTAAAAGCATAATCTTTACGATGATTTTGCAGTGCAAGATTATCGTAAAAAGGCAATGGCGATATGTTATTATTCACTAGTTTCATGCTACTAATTTACAAATAAAAATCTATATAAGAAAATTTCTTAATAATTTTTAACACACAGCTTTATTGAGGCACATAAAGTAATCTTACTTTAGCATGGCGAGTATTTACATTGACAGAAATCTCATCTATTTTGCCATTTCCTATAGTG